TCGAAAGCCGCCGTGCCGGCCAACACCGGTGCCGGCAAGACGGGCGGCAACAGCGTCGGTGGGGCCGGCTCGGCTGTGGCATCAGGGAGCGGCCTGCTGACGCCTGCCTTCGCGGCGGGCAGTACCGGCTTCAAGCAGCTCTTGGGGCAGTGATGGCCGACGGCATCATCATTCGCCCCTACCAGCCCATGGGCACGACGGCCTACGCGGCGCGCAGCGCGACGCCCTTCGGTGACATGGATCCTCCGCGCTATGTCGCGACCGACCGGAAGCCGATGGGCATGGTCGAGCCCGGGAACATCAACATCATGGATCGGCCGAGCGTCGCGAATCCCGCCGGAGGCCGCAGCACCGTCTACAGCATGTCGTTCCAGGACGACGATGGGAACCAGGTGCTGGTCCCGCTGGTGACCGACAAGGGCACGATCGACACGCCCGACCAGGCGGTGGCCCGCTATGAGGAGACCGGCCGCCATCTCGGCAAGTTCTCGCCAGCCGCAGGTGACACCCCTTCAGCCTTCGCCGACGCTTATGCCGAGCAGTTGCACGAGCAGCAGGAGCGCATGGTCACCGGTGCCCGCGCCACTGCAGCCCTCGCGGCTTGGGGGCTGTGATGGCGAGCAAGGGCAAGGTTCGCGACCTGATCGAGCATCTCGGAACCCGGCTGGGCGAGCTGAAAATGATCCGCAGCCCTTGGGAGCCGGGCTGGCGCGACATCTCGAAGTTTCAGCTGCCACAGCGTGGCGAGTTCTTTCGCACCGCCGGCCAGAACGATCGCGGCCAGAAGAAGAACCAGGCCATCATCGACATGGTGGCGCACTTCGCGATGCGGGTGCTGCGCGCTGGCCTGATGGGTGGTCTCACGCCGCGCACCCAGCCGTGGTTTCGCTTCGCCGTACCAGACGAGACCATTGCCAATTCGCCGGCGGTGCGCGCCTGGCTGGATCAGGCGGCCGATCGCATCCTGATGGTGTTGGGCCAGTCCAACCTCTACGCCTGCCTGCAGCAGCTCTACGGCGAACTCGGCGGCTTCGGCACCGGCTGCGCGCTGATGCAGTCCGACCGGGAGGACGTCTTCCGGTTCTACCCGCAGACGATCGGAACCTACTGGCTCGCCAACGACCACCGCATGGTGACCGACACCTTCGCGCGCCGTTTCGCCCTGACGGCCCGCTCGGTGATCCGCGAGTACGGCGAGGACAACGTCAGCGCCGACGTGAAGAAGCGGCAGGGGAAAGCGGGCGCCGACGGCAACGTGATGTTGCTGCACATGATCGAGCCCAATGACGAATATGAGGCCGGCGCCTTCGGCACCAGTGGCAAGCGCTGGCGCTCGGTGACCTGGGAAGAGGGCAAGGAGGACAAGGCGCTGCGCATCGCCGGCTACGATCGGTGGCCGGTCCTGACGCCGCGCTGGCAGACGCTGTCTGACGATCCCTATGGGACGGGCTGCGGCCACGACGCCGACTCGGACGTGAAGAGCCTGCAGATCCTGGGCAAGCGCCGCCACAACGCCGTCGACAAGCACATCAACCCGCCGATGGGTTTCCCGATGGAGCTGAAGAACCAGCCCACCGGTACCTCGCCGGGCTTCATGAACTATTTCGCCGGAAACCTGGCGGACAAGGTCGGCCGGCCGCTCTATCAGACCAACCCGTCGGCGTTCACGCCGCTGCAGGCGCTGATCACCGACGAGCGCGACATCGTCAATCGCTGCTACTTCGCCGACCTCTTCCTGATGATCTCGCAGATGGACGGCGTCCAGCCGCGCAACCAGCTCGAGATCCTCGCTCGCAAGGAAGAGAAGCTCATGATGCTGGGGCCGGTGCTGGAGAACCTGCACGGTGAGCTGCTCAAGCCCCTGATCGACTGGGCGTTTGAGGAGTGCTTCCGGCACCGTCTGTTGCTGCCGCCGCCGGACGAGCTGCACGGCTGGCCGCTCGAGGTGGAGATCATCTCCATGCTGGCGCAGGCGCAGAACGCCGCCCGCATCCAGGCGATCGAGCGCACCACCGGCTTTGTAGGCTCGCTGGTCGGCGCGTTCCCCGAAGCCGCGGACAAGCTTAACGTGTTCGCCGCGATCGACAAGCATAGTGACGCGGTCGGATCGCCCACCGACATCATCCGCTCGAACGAAGACGCCCAGCAGCGCGCCCAGGCGCGCGCCAGCCAGCAACAGCGCGCCGAGGCAGTCCAGACGGGCCTCGCTCTGGTGCAGGGCGCCAAGACGCTCAGCGACGCCCAAGTCGGCGACCGCAACGGCCTCGAGGCTGTGACCGGGGCGCAGCCGGCGGAGGCGGCCTGATGGCACGCGACGCCAACAGCAAGCGCCAGAACGATCGCCTGCAGGCGATCCAGCGCCAGTACGACCAGGAGGATGACGAAGCACTGCGCGTGCTGCTCGCCACACCGAACGGCCGTCAGGTTCTGATGCGTGTGGCGCGCGACTGCCGATGGATGGGCGATCCGTGGGACGCAAGCTCGGTGCGCCTCACCGACTACGAGAGCGGCCGGCGTGCTGCAGGCCTCGCGCTCATGAGCTGGGCGGAGCGAGTGAGCCCCGAGCAATTCCTGCTCATGCAGCAGGAAGCTCAAGCGCGTGACGTCATGGCGGCAAAGCTCAAGTCCGCAGTGGTCACCGAATCGACGGACGGCAATCAGGAGCAGGACGATGGCTGAGACGGAAACCACCACCACCACGAACACCGGCGCCGAGACTGGTAACGGGAACGGCACCGTACAGCAGACCGAGACGAAGCAGACTGCGGTCGAGACCGGCACTGGCGGCGCCAAGGAGATGCCCGCTGGCTTCGAGGGGGGCGCCGAAGCCTGGGCGAAGCTCGACGATGCCGGCAAGCAGACCGCGCTCGACAAGGGCGCGGGCAAGGGGACCGAGACGAAGGACGTCGACAAGAAGGACGCCAAGGGCACCGACAAGCCGGGCGATGCCGCGGCCGTCGACTACGCCAAGACCATCTCCGAGGTGGAGCTGCCCGACGGCATGAAGATCGATGAGGCGGCGGTCGCACCGGCTGTCGAGATCTTCACCAAGCACAATCTTCCAGCCGAGGTCGTGAAGGACCTCGTATCTCTCTACGCCCAGCAGACGAAGGCGGGCGCCGACGGAAATGCCAAGGCGTTCACCGATCAAGTGCAGGGCTGGAAGGCTTCTGCGGAGAAGGAAACGACTCCGGAGGAGCGGGGCACCGCGAAAGAAGCGGCGCTCAAGGTCTTCGGCAAGGACGAGGTCGCGCTGTTGGAGCTCTTCGGGGTCACCAACCGTGCCGGCTTCATCAAGTCCATGGCGAAGATCGGCAAGATGGCGATCGGCGATGACACGTTCGTGCCTGGCAACGCCAAGGGCGACGGCTCTCGTGATGCTCGCTCGCAGTTCCCGAACAGCAACATGAACCCGTAGCAACAGGAGCACGCCACCATGGCGACCCTCTCGAACACTCAGTACACCCTGGCGGACCTCGCCAAGAACATGACGCCCGACGGCGGCATCGCCGACGTGGCCGAACTGCTCTCGCAGATGAACCAGATGGTCGAGGATGCCATTTGGATCGAAGGCAACCTGCCGACCGGCCACATGGACACGGTCCGCACGTCGCTCCCGATCCCGACCTGGCGCCGCCTCAACCAGGGCGTCGATCCGACCAAGACCGGCGAATCGCAGGTCACCGACGTCTGCGGCATGCAGGAGACCTACGCCGTCGTCGACAAGCGCTTGGCGAACATGAACGGCATGTCGGCCAAGTGGCGCCTCAGCCAGAACAAGGGCTACCTCGAGGGCCTGACGCAGGACATGGCGAGCCAGATGCTCTACGCCAACAATGCGCTGAACCCCGAGAGGCCGCAGGGTCTGACGCCGCGCTACAACGCGCTCAGCACCTCGGTCTCGCAGACCGCCAACAACGTCCTCTCCGGCGGCGGCTCGGGCAACAACAACACCTCCATCTGGCTGGTCGGCTGGGCGGACGACAAGGTCCGCATGTTCCACGGCAAGGGCACGCCGGCGGGCCTGCAGAACAACGACCTCGGCGAGCAGGCCGCGTTCGATGCCAACAACAAGCGCTACCAGGCGCTGATCACCCACTACGTGTGGGAAGCCGGCCTGTCGGTGAAGGATTGGCGCTACATCGTGCGCATCTGCAACATCGACGTGACCAGCTCGGGCCTGAAGAGCAACAGCCCGCCCGACCTCGTCGACCTGATCGACCAGGCGATCGCGCGCATCCCCAACCTCGATGCGTGCCGCCCGGCGCTCTACATGAACCGCACTGCGCGGCGCTACCTCAACAAGCAGCGCAACCGCGGCGTCCCATCCTCGAGCGCGGTCAACACCACCACGATCCGCGATACGTCGCAGGACGATCAGCGCGGCGTGATCAAGCGCTTCGAGAACTACGACGGCATCCCGATGCGCATCGTCGACCAGATCATCAACACCGAAGCGACCGTGTCGTAACCGGCCCGCTCAGCAGAAGGAACCACGACATGATCGACAACAACCTGATGCTCTCGGACGGCCAGACGCCGACCAACACCGGGACCACGGCGTCCACCAATGTGTTCGACACCCAGACCGCGACGCGCCAGATCGGCGACGGCAAGCGGCTCGAGGTGTCGTGCATGTGCACCGTCACGGCGACCTCGAGCGGCTCGGCCACCGTGCAGGCCGTCATCCAGGACAGCCCGGACAACAGCGCGTGGACCACCAAGGTCGCGGGCCCGAGCCTGGCCGTCGCGAACGTGGTGGCCGGCACCGAGATGCTGGGCGTCCCGCTGCCGACCAACCTGCAGCGCTATATCCGCGTCGCCTACGTGATCGGCACTGCGGCCCTCACCGCTGGCACGTTCAACGCGTTCCTGCTGGTCGATCGCCAGCAGAACACCGCGCGGCCGTCCGGCTTCACCGTGGCCTGACCGTAGGAGAGACATATGGCGAAGGAACCGAAGAAGGTCGGCGACCCCGACCCCGTACTTGCCCGCGAGGACGGTACTCCGTGCAAGAAAGGCGACCGCGTTCGCCTTCTTGTCGCTCACCACGACGGCGTCCAGCTCCATCGCGAGGGCGCCGAGGTGGCCTGGTGGGGAGACGATCCCCCGCTGGCTGCCAATGCGGCCTTTGCCGAGCAAAAGTCGACGCCGCTCGACGCGCCGATCTTCACCGACAGCCGTCCGCCGGCCGATTACGTCGACCCGGCGACCGGCGAGAAGCCGAAGCCGCCGGGCGCCTGACGTCTCCCCTGGGGCCGGTCTCCGGATCGGCCCCTCCCTTTCCCTGAAGGAGCACGCCATGGCGAGCATGGAACTCACGCCCGAGGAATCGAAGGCCGAAGGCGCGGAAATGCAGGACTACCAGCCGCGCTATGCGGTCTCGGAGATGTATCTGGGCAGCGAGGCGCTGAAGGCGCTCGGAATGGGCGAGATGCCCAAGCCCGGCACCGTGGTGCGCTTCATGGGCACCGCCAAGGTCGTGTCGGTCTCGGCGCGCGACGACAACCGCAACGACCCCGACAGCGACCAGCCCGAGATGTCGATGTCGCTCCAGCCGGTCGAGCTCGACGTGAAGGCGGCCGCGGCCGACGCGCGGTCGATGTTCCCCAAATCGAAGATGGAGCCGTGAGATGAGCTTCAACGTCATCTCGTTTCTCAAAGCCGCCATTGGCCGCGGCGCGGTTCCTGTGGCAGACGACCAGCCTCTCCCGGTCGAGGCCTACGCCAAGCCGATTCGCGCCACTGGCTCGACGCTGACGCGCCCAGCCAATGTCACCGTCTACGCCGCCAATGACAGCGTGTCGGACAATGCCACCGCGGGATCGGTGACAGCCCAGACCGTAACGCTCAGCGACGTGAACGATGCCCCGGTGCTCCTCACGCGCGTGAAGCTCAAGACCACCGACACCGGCCCGGCGACCGCCGGCGCGATGTTCGAGATGTACTTGTACCGGGCCGACCCGACCGCCAACAGCGGCGTCGGCGGCGGGGACAACGCGGCCTTTTCGAACAAGGAGAACGGCTTCATCGGCCGATTCTCAGGGACCTTCATCGGCGGGGCCGGCAGCTTCTCCGACGCCTCGGTGGCGATCCTGACGCCGGTCGAGGGCAACTTCATCGCCAGCCAGCCTGTCTCGGGCGCCATGACGCTCTACTGGCAGATCAAGACGCTGACGGCGTTCACGCCCTCCGCCAACTCGACGACGTTCCAGCCGGTCTTCGAGGGCATCCAGGGCCGTGCTTGATCTGTTGCTCTTCGGCGGCCTGACCGACCAAGACGCGGAGGCCTGGATCAGTGCGGTGCGCGCTGCCGGCGGCTGGGTCAGCGATGGCCGAGCGCGTCGCGTCGAGCGGCTGATCAAGGCGTTGAAGGCCTCGGGCGCATGGGCGCTCCGCGACGACTACGCGGCTTATGCCGGGGCAGAGAACCCCACGCAGGCGCTGGTGACCCTCAAGCGCCGCCTGGTCCAGACCGCCAACAACAGCCCGACGCTCGGCCTGACCGGCTACACCGGCAACAACACCACGGCTTTCATTGATACGAAATGGAACCCGGCGTCGGGGACGTGGCAGTACACCCAGAACCTCGCCGCATACGGCTGCTATGTCGCCGCCGACCCCGGTGTTGCCACCACCAAGGCACTGATCGGCAACAGCGACGGCTGGAGCGAGATCGTCTTCGGGTCGGGCGGCAATATCACTGC